TGAATGCTAATCCCAGCCCACACATGGAACTGATTGTATAAGAGCAGATACCAACAGGCTGAAGGATGGATATACCAAGCATGAACCCAACGACAAGGTAACTATTATACTCTATGAACTTGCACACCGTCCGCCGACCAGCCCTGCTAAACCGGAAGTCCTCTCCCCTCTTGACCACGCTGTCGATGATACCCAGAACAAAATCCGCTACGATCATCACGACGATAAATGCCAGCATCCAGCGAAGCTCAAAGACTACCCCTTTTATCTCTCCAATAAAGGAGTAAGCCCCGGCTACAAGTAGCTGCTGGGCTATTATGGTAACCAGGTTCTGCATTACTCTGTCTTTGTCTTACCACCGAACAACTTGGCCAGCCATTCGCTTGTTACCACAGACACAATTCCGGTCGATGCCAGTGCTACGAATAACGAGTCAATCAATACTATCCAGATACTTGCATCTGCCGGCGGAAAGCCGAGATTCATCCACCAGGAGAAGAAGGTTACGACTACGCCGACAACAGCAGTCACCCACATAGTAACCCAGCGATTCATCGGGTTCTGCAACTTGGAAGCAATGAAACCTACAACTGAAGGCACCACTACAGTAACAAGTCCGGTGAAGCTGGCAAATCCTGTCAGGAACTCCGGAACAGAAGGTTCTACACTAACGGAAGTTTCCGCAAAAACACTCACTACACACATCAACAGTGCAACACACATGAAAACGAATCTTTTCATACAATTAAGGTTTTAGTTAAACAATATGTCTTTATATATCTCTCGCATACCGGATTTTGGCAGCATTTATAATACGACAAACGCCCACAAGCGCATTCCGGTAATGGAACACGCTCATGGGCGCAACTACTATTTCACAACAAATCTACTCATTTACCTCCCTTTTCCAGCGAAGGTAAACAAGTTAAAAACGAACAAAGAATAAAAGGTTTCAAATCGACTGACAAGGAGTGTCAGTAAATTATGTAAAATACTAGTAGAAAAGGTCAGTTTGTAACTTCTCTATAAGTATGCCTATCTTTTGAAATGATTATAAGTTTTCTTTTATAATGCTATTTTGTATCTTCGTAGCGAAAAGAAAAAATTAAACATCACAAATATGAATCATATTTTATCGGACTTTTTATCAGATACGATCACCAGTCTGGAGAACTTACGAAAGAATGATGTGTGCAAAGAGTTTTCTTGCATTCTTAAATGTGAAGAACTAAAAGACTATATTAATCATAATATTACAGAATCGGATCAGTACTACGAACTATTCAAAGAGCTAATGGAGATTAAGGGACCGGTACTATACTGGTACGAAATCATCTCAAATCATTCAAATGATGAAATCATACACTCATTGCATATATATGAACAGCAACACAACCACAGGGCTATTCCTGTCTTTTATAAAGGGTATGACAGGAATACAAGAATCTTGTATGTGGGGAAATGCAAAGAAAAGTTCTGGGGGCGTGTCATTCAGCATTTGGGATATTTCAATACGCCAACAACACAAGGGCTTCAACTTTACCACTGGGCAAAAGGAATTCGTCTGGAGGTAAAATTACATGCTTTAGAGTTTACAAAAGACATGGCGGATATTATACCTATTGTGGAATCGTATTTTGCGAAAAGATTACATCCGTTAGTAGGCAAGCATATCTAAATACATGTTGAGAATAGCTATATTAGGGTACAACAAAAAGGAAGGATAAATCCTCCCTCAATTTGGAGCACCCCAAATTAGAGGACACTAAATTTATGAACTTACCGTATTCTACGAATAACCAGAAAGTCTTATGCAACCAGTATAGGACTTTCTGAATCAAAAGCACTTGATCCAGGAAAAATAGTGAGCATTTTCCAGATAATTGCAATCGTTTTCTGCTTTACGGGCTTCCGATTCAAAGCAAATACTTTTATATGCCTGTTTATGGTTTCTATATACAGCAAGTCTTATCAAGTATTCTAAGACATACCATATATAGAAAAGAAGTACAGCAGCAAGAAGCCACCATGAGCTTAAATCGAATATCAGCATCAAAATCCATATAACTGTGCCGGAAGCGACAGCCATTTCGATCCATTGACGGGCATGGGTACATTCGTGATTGATTGTGCTTTGTAACAAGGTCTTTTGGAATGGGCCCAGTGTAATTGTATTGCATGTAAACAGGATAATTTTAGCTATCCAGTTGTCGTAAAAAATTTTTTTCATGCTTGTTTTTATTTAAGACTTAACACAAAAGAGTCAGTTTTGCTCACGAAATAAATGCCATGAGCAAAATGTAAACTTAGCGGGTTATTCTACAAATTCAGCCGTTTTATAACCACCAAATCGAGCAAACCAATTGGCCATATCAATAATAGGTTGGTTAATATTATATGTTCCTGAATTATTTTGGAAAGTTCCAATTGTTGTCGCTTTTTGGTCAATGCAATGTCCTAATCCTGTGTATAAATTATATATACATAAAAATCCAGCATTTCTCATTTGCTTAGCCATAATTTGAGATGGATATGGAGGACATGTACCATCACTCGTACCTGCAAATATTTTAATAGGTGCAACCGTATATCGTGTAGATTTTATTTTTTCTAACTCCGAATCTAACAATATATATTGACTTTTTTGCAGAGAATCTGCATCTATTACTTCAGAACAATTTCTTGAAAATGGGTCAAGTCCAATACATTTTTCTTGCGTGAAATCATCAGCGTTATTTATGCCATAAAAATATTTCATGCCTGGCAATGAATTTGAAAGATTAAGCTGATGATACTTCATAGAAACAACAGGGCTGTCTAATACAACAGCTTTAGGGCGTATTCCTCCATTCTCAATAAAATTAAGGGCAGACATACCCCCTTGACTTTCACCATACACAAATAGGGACGATATGTCCACATTATATTTATCTGATACATATTCAAGTGCCTTTGATGCCGATTCTATGCACATCCAATTTCCGTCTGTGCTTCCATAAGGTAAGGAATTATCAGTAGCAATATCTTCAGGAAGTCCATTAACAGCTATTACAGCATAACCACATTTCAAAAAAAAGTTAGCTGTTGGGGACGTTGTCAATGAACATTTATTAGAATAGACAGGTTCTCCTGAACCGTGAAACATTATTACGGCTTTAATTGATTGTTTTGCACTTGTATGACCTTCTGGAAGCATACACAGACAATAATCTTGATGTAATTCTGCGTCATCGTTAAATTCGCTTTCAGAATGCAGCGTAAGATTTCCTAAAATAGGACTTTTACCATTAACTTCTACAGAAAAGAAATTTATAGTATTGAACAACTCTTCATTTTTTCCACTTCCTGTCAATATCACTATTTCCTTTCCTTTTTCAATGGCATTACTATAAGTATCAGCTTGTATCGAAAAATTAGCTCCGTAATACTCAGCGGTATCTGGTATAAGCTCTGATGTGACTCTTTTAACGTTAGATAGATTTTTTTCCGATCCTAACCAATTTTTTTGTCCATCATAAAATAATACAGAACTGAATTCAATATCAGAATTTTTAACAAAAAATTCTTTTGAAGAAGGTATTTTAATTAATCGCTGAATTGTAATATAATAAGGATTACTTGAATTATTTTCATTAAAAATTTTTAAGTTACCATCACTAACAGTCCAATGACCGACTATTACATTTTCACTACTAAATTCAACTCCTACAAGAGAATCCGACGTGTCTGTCTTTTTTAGCAAATTCTGAATATTCAATGTATTTACTCCTTGTTTTTTCAAAGAAAAATCATATTCCGATATTGCATAATTTATTATTATCTTCTTCGCACGGTATGGGGCTACAATATCTCCATTAAATTCACCTGGATTAGCAATGTATCCTGATATAATCTTATTCTCTTCATTTGCAAAACTATATGGCCTAAAATTACCTTCTGAATAAGTATGCAATGAGATAGTTTCACCTTCCTTACAATCTAAGATAATATACTTCTGTCTACGCGACTTATTATAAGTATACGTACCATTAGGTGCATAATTAGTTACAGCTCCGTTAAGTAAACCATCTTTATTTATAACACCACCGGCATTACTATATGTATTCCCAAAAATTTCAATAAAAGTTTCATTATTAGTTATATCAATCCAATTGGTGCTATCATTCATAGCACTACTTGATATGGTATCAGAATTATAAAATTGCACATGAAAATCTCCATTGTTGTCTGTAAAGCTAATCAAAAACCCTTTTTTCAGTAACGACAGAGGAATTTTAGAATATGTAGTTTGAATGTCAGAGTCAAATTCTAAGGGATAAATTGCTTTATTGCTATCAATAATATAAAAACCATTATTATAATAATATATATCCAATATATCCCCCGCTTTCCAAGAATTACTCGCAGATACCCGTGTATTATTATAATATAGAACTTTTGCTCCCAAACCGTTAATATTCAAGGTTGCGTTACTTGCAGTATTGTTGTTTGTCATCTTAACAAGTAAACGAATACCAGTGCTAAGAGCTGTTAATCCCGTAACGGTTACTACCTTAGCAGCAGTTCCGGCAGCAGTATCACACGTTACATAGCCGACACCACCGACTTTCCCTTCTAGCTCAACAAGCTCTGCCTTCTTTGCATAGTCTGTTAAATCAACCGAATCTGTATCAGGAGCCTTCTCGGTATTGTGCCATTGCCCGTCTGTCTGTACGTCATAAACTGTACCTGGATATGGTTCTCCTACATAGGCCGTATCTCCTACCTGTGGGGATGGATATTTTGATTTTAATCCAGCTTCAGAAGTGAAATATCCTCTGAATTTTGTTGTTGCTGACTTTACTTTCTCCAGATCAGTATTCATGTTCTGGAAATTCTGATTAATGCGTGCAGCTTCCGTTCCCCAATCGCTGTCAACCTGTATTTGTGAAATATTTGTCATATTACTGAGTTACTTTTAAAAATCCATTTGAATCTACATATACATTGCCTGGTAATCCCCCGGCATTGGTATTCCATTTTGGAGCATATATATTAACATAATGACTTCCGTCATTGTAGTTTTTAAATGATTGTACATTCAATACTTCTTCTTCCCCTGCTTGGAATGTAATTCTATCGGGAGCGAACAAACCCGAATATCCTTCAATAGAATTTACGAATGTCAGGACTCTACCGCTAAGGCTTGCGGAAAAAGAAGGAGTATCACCTTCATATTCAATTATGTTTATCCCCGCGAAAATTCTTTCACCGCTTTCGCTAAAGGACATATTCAAGCATACCTTACCGTCCGAATTATACATTTTGAGGCTTGATGTAGAAGGATCTATCACTATTCTATTCCCGTTGATGCTTGTTTCTACTCGCCCACGGAAAACACCGCCTAAAGCATAGATATATCCTCGTATGAAAATATCTCCGCCATGGGTAGCAACAAACTTAGCGAGCGATTTCCATTCTTCATCCGTAGGTATTTCTCCGCTCAGTAATTTCTGAACCGTTGCAATCGCCTGTTCGAAAGTACCGCCTGACCACATTGCCACGTCGGTATCATCGTTGTAAATGCCAGAGATGCCTGCATTTACTTTTTCCATAACCCCGTCTACCCATTTCCCAAGCATAATCATAGAAGTCAGGGAAAGTCCTCCTAATGTCTGTGTTTCTCCTTTCAGAGCATCCTGTAAATACCAAAGACTTTTAAATTTATCTTTTACAACATTGGGATCTAATACTGAAGGACACCAATCGGTTGCTATCGTACCGCGCTCAAGTTTTATGTCGCAAACGGTTGCTGTACCTGCTATAGTAAATATTGTACCTCCGTTATTGGTGAAAACGTGCGAATACTTCTGATAATCAGAAGTAAGTTGCTGTGATATTGTAATTCCTCCAACCGTTATATTTACAGAAGTACCTTTAGCCTTGTAACTTATTACATAATTCTCGTTTTGAAGAAGATATATAGTTTGAGAAAGTATGCCTAATGTTGCAGATACACCAGACACTGCGTTTGAGTCCTCATTCAGTATAGCAGTACCACCCCATTTGTCAAGGGTAGTATTATACATTTTAGTGTCCTTTTTTAGATTTTTGTTTGAATCCAGTTTCAGAGATTCAAAATCTCCTAAAAATCCAGTATTCAGCAAAAGATTCTCTCCTCCAATCTTTACGGCATTATAGATTTCATCAGGTAGATCCTCCAGTTGGGCAGCACCAGTAGAGCCAGCTTGTAACTTGACTTTTCCTGCTACTTCAACACCTTCTTCCTGGTCGTACTTTACGTAGGTACTTTTATCCTTTGCACCGACATAAGTGTCACCGTATGTCACTGATTTGAACCGTCCGCTAACCGAGTCGTAGTAGTCCATCTTCACAGCCTTGTCTTCAAGACTAAAGGAGTCAATGCCCTGATAATATTTAATAGAAGGAGAATCGTCGCCAAATGCAGAGATAATGATAGCCGACTGCCGTGTTTTATCTGTCCGATGCCCAAGACCTACCAATTCATCACCAGCTTGCGGAATAGTGGAACCTGTATCGCAATCAGTCTTTGACAAATCAACGTAATCATCACCAACCGCTGTCACCAGTCGCCAGTAGTAAGCTTGTCCGGTAAGATTGAATGTCTGTCGGCGTGCCTGAGTTCCTACGGTAAACTGATTTTGCAGCGTTCTGTCGCCGTCTGTACGTTCAAAATAACAGCGATAGGCAGTGCTGGTTTCTTCAACTTTTGAAACAGTCATTCCTGAAGGTGACACGATAAGCATTCCTCCCACGTGCTTGGCTTCCTGAATAACCAGTTCGATAAACAAGGCTACCTTGCGGATAGTAAGGTAGTCAAACTCAGCGTGTGAGCATCCGGATTCGTCTATCTGTATGGCTCCACCTGTGCCTAATGCACCGCTAACATATTTTCCAAACTCTGCTCCTCCCAGTAACTTCAATAAGAAGCTGGTTCCGTCCGACTGGTCCTTACGAAGAAAATATTCCGATAATTTGTCGATATCATACTGACTTAGGTTTTCCAAAATACCTACCAAAACACGACCAACACGTTCTGCTGTATTTTCTCCTTCCTGAGTAGCATTACGAACCTGTTGGGCTAACTTTTTCAATATGTCTACACTATCAGCCATCACTCACCTATCACTCTATACACAGTTCTATTAGCTTTAATCTTACCTTCTCCCTTATAAAGAGGATATTCCTCTTTCTTTTCATTCAGGAACATAACGCATTCCTTCAGGTAACGGTCGGCAATGGAGAACGCATCATCATAAGCCATCACTTTTTCCTTGAACTCAATATGTGAACTATACTCACTCTCCTTCTGAACTAAACCATACCTGGTAACATTACCGTCACCATTCTTTACGATCCGTGCGTAAGCATAATAAGCCAATGCCGTTTTTAACCCAGTCAGCAATCGCTTCCCATCCTTTCCTTCATACACTCCTCCATCAAGCAGAAGTTCATACTTTTCAGGATGCTCTTTAACATCCAGATAAAATTCATCTCCAAGAGCAGATTTTATGTCTATGCTCTCAGATTCACGGATATATGTTTCTATCTTGTCCTCGTCGATATGCACAGACATACTACGTGATAAGGATGAAACCTCAAGCGTTGTTATCAGATACTGTTGCATTTCTTACATACTTTAAAGGTTGAACGGAAAAGTCATTTGTCGGGTTAGCTATCTCATACCAATAGCGGAAAATACGGTCAAATGTGCGCTCTATTAAGCGTTGCTGCTTGCTGACGATAGAATTATAGTATTCGAATGCATCTTCCAGAATATCACCGGAAAATCCTACTTTCCCGACACGAATACAATACCATGGCTCCTGACCATATGCCGAATAAATACGTTCCACTACGCTGGAATCAGTTACGGTAAACTCTTTATCATAGTTCTGAGAATTCAAGGGAACAACTTCTGGCTTCTCCTCATCGTTTTCAAGAGTCACCTCCATGATTTTACCGCAATTCGTATCACCCTGAAGCTGTATAAGCGTATCGGTAAAGCTATCATCGTCATCAGGTGCCTTGACTTCATTTCCGTTAGCATCAAATGTCACATTAGAGCCCTTTTTCGTGAATATTATAGAACCTGGAAAGAAGTTGTTACGGACATTCCTATATTTTACGTTGGCCAAACCTTCGTCTGTACTCATTTCAGTTACTACACGATCACCTTTTCCAAGTGGATAGGTATCTTTTCCAGACATTGACACCCAAAAAACTTGCCCCTTATAATATTCTATGCCACCAGCAGCTTCTATTTGTGCAAGAACTACAGATTTCGAAGGATTGAATACATCAATATAATCTATATTTTCTTTCTTTACCTGAATAGCCTTACCTTTACGTGTTTTCTTACCTGTCCAATCGGGATGAACAGCTATTTTTGAAACATAACCGTTATCGTCAGGTTCCACAAGACGGCAGTTCTCGAACGGAATATGCTGAAGTTCGACAATCTGCCCCAAAATATTGTAATTCACATGAAGCGCAATTCCGTTAAAGTCTGCCATGTCTCGACAAACCAATGAATGTATATCATCTGCGGTTTCTCCTTTTCGGTTAACCACATACTCAGAGAAAGAAACCTCACGGAATCCGTTTCCCTCAATGAAATCAGCGAACCTATCAGCACATTCGGAAGCGGTAGAGCTTGCTGCTACAATATTTCGGAATGTCTGAGGATAAAGATTATCCTCCCCGTAAGTCTGTATTCCAAGTGCCTGCTGGTAATTCGTTCTAAAACGATTATCGCTTTTCTTCTTTAAGTCATGTACTCTCATAAATTCCGTGAGTTAGTTTAATTATTCTTTACCATCACCAGAATCATCTCCAGAACCTTCATCCGTTCCGTCACTCTGGTCGTCATCCTTATCATCCTCTGCCCCCTGTTCCTGGCTTATAATATCAGATGCTTCTTGAATATATTCACCCAGTAACTTCTTGGTCACTTTCTTTCCGGAAACCTTATAAGACTTGAATTCTTCAAAAATAGATTCCTTAGATACCCCATCTTTCAAAGACTCCTTTATAAGCGAAAGCAATTCAGCATCATAAGCCTTTCCACGATTATTTACTCGTTCCTGCCAGTCTTCGGGATGCTTAGAGAAGAACTTTATATTATCCGGATATTTCGCAAGATATTCCTCCGCAATATCATCCGTCAGATTCTCGTTCGTATAGAACTTGCTACTCCCGAACTCCATCTGCAATAAAGCTCCATTCTTCAAACCGTATTCAGATTTTTCTTTCATCTTTCCATTCTTTTTAAGGTAAACACTCATTTCTATCACCGCATCATGATAGCAGTCGCTACAAGATGTACGAACAAACTTCTTGTCAAGCACAAGCACATACAGACGTTCAATCTCTGCCTTTTCGGAAGAAGAGAGGGAAGCAATGCTTCCCAACTCATTCAATCTGTTAACCACTTCAATAACATCTTCCATACTTATACCGGATCTGTTGTCAAGGCTTCTACAGCCGCCTTTGTTGTTTCATAGTCCGTCTTGTAATAAAACAAAGCAGATTTCGGAACTTTAGTCTCCTGCAAAGAAACCGACCAACCACCTTCCGTTTCCTCCGAATACTTGTCATTACTGATTTCAGCAGCCTTCAAGCCTTGGTAATACCCATAAATCTGGAATGCTGAATCTCCCGGATTCTCTTCCTTCTGCAAGTTCTTCGCCTTATTCTCAAGAATCACTACATATTCCCCGTTTGCCAATCCGTCGATAATGTCCGCACATACGTCCGGATCATTGGCCAGAATCACCATATTCACCGTATTTGTAAACGTATTCCGATAAGTACCTGTAGCAAGTGCAGTATTTGTCCCAGTAAACGGAGTGCTTCCAATAACCACTACTTTGTATGCTTTCTTACTTTCTTTCATGGTAAGTGTTTCAATAACATTCTTACGTGTTGTATTGAAAGCTACCGTAGCAAAATCTACATCCTTGCGGTTCATAATTATACCTTCCTGCTCAATTCCAGGAACGATGGGATCATCACAGTTTAATTCTATGTCCCTTTTGATTGCATAATCACATACCCCTGCCATAATACCTCCTTTCTAATAAGCCAACTGGAACAAATTATCTTCTCCAATCAGGCAGCCAAGCTTACCTGTAGAATACAGATAGTTTACACGCTCCTTACGTTCAAACCAGATGTCAAGGTCTGACATAATCTGGTTAGCTGGAGTACCAACAAACAACTGCTTCGGTGATCCGAATACCGCACGATGTGGGAGATTCAGTTTTGTACCGTTATTCTGATATTTCTGAATGAATCTGTCCCAAATGGATACACGATAAATCAATGTACCGTTATACTCTGTAACATCAAGCCCTTTGAATATCTGTTCCCATGTGAGTATTTCCTTATATTCACGTTTCAGGTCTTTGGCAAGAGCATCACAAAGCGACTTCGTACAGAAGATACCGGCTCCATCCATTGATGCAATACGTGAATCTGCATTTTCAAGAATACCGTCAAAGATACTGATGGCTACTCCAGCTTCTTTCAGCTTACTGAACTGCAAGGCTGTTGACTCTTGACTATTTGCTTCGATTTCTGTTTTTTGAGCTGCGTTAGCTGTGCCTACAGCAAACAATTGTTTCCAGAACCCGTCCGCAGTCTTGAACAATTCAACATCCACTCCATCTGTGATCTGACCTGCAGATGTCGCATTTTGAGCCTCTGTATCACCAAACCAGATGAACCTCCACAACATGTGTTTAATAGCCAGGTCCATTGCAGGATAAACGATGTCATCCATATATTCTGTAGAGGACAAGTCTCCAATATCGGTACCTGTTTTCAGACAGTATTCCGCAATTGTGTTCTGTAAATCTTCATAACACCACTGCAATGGAATCTGCCAATCACCGATTTTCCACTCTTTCTCTGCGAAGTTGATATTGGCCTTTTTATAGGTAGGATTACATCCAGAACCTTTCCAACCAATATCATCCATATCACCAACCCATCCCAGTTTGTCACCGTTATGCACATTCTGACGAAGGGTAAAGAAACGCTCCAGTTCTTCATCGAGAAAGTTCGTTGCGATGAGCAAATCCTTCAAACTCTGTACTGCTCCATTATCGGGGGTTAGACTAGACAAAGCCCCCCATGAAATTCTTGTATTTGCCATACTTTTTACTTATTAAATCGTTGTTTGTTCTTTTCACGAATAGCCGCAAGTTTCTTATCAATCTTGCTCTCATGTTTTACTTCAGGCTTTCCTTTCACCTGTGGAGCACGACCAGACGGAATATATTTGCTTGCTGCAGCTTTGGTGAGTTTTTCAATACCACCAGCCTTAGCCACTGCATCAAGAATCTTTATCTCGTCTTCTGTCTTAGCATTGGCCGTCAAATCAGAAACCTGCTGTTCCAATTCAGCGATACGAGCTTCCAAAGTGGCTGTATCATCATTACCTTGAGGTTCTCGGATTTCAGTAATAACCCCATCTGTCACTACGATCGTCTTACCATCCGGCATTACATGTTCGCCATCAGGGCTTGCAGGATCTCCAACCTGCGGATCACCTTCTTCACGTTCTACTGTTAACGTGTCACCACCTGCCGTTGTCAGCTCCAGAGCAACAGCCGGCACGTCCTCGATTTTCGCATATCCTGCCTTAGCAAGAATGCGCTCAAACAAGGACTTCTTCACAGTCATTTCTTTTTCTTTGTTCATAATTATTGTTTTGGTTGATACTTTAGCCGACTTCGGCATAATAACTTCACTGACGAATCCCAATTGCTTTGCCACCTCACCACCGAACCATGTTTCTTTAGCCATTTGTTCTTCGAGAAGGCTCCGATCAACTCCACAACGCTCTACATAAAGAGACAGCATTTTTTCACGTTCTGCTTCCAATCCTGATTTCAAGGATTCCAAAGCTTGAATATCGACAGAACCTTCAATTCCGGGACAATAAGGAGAATGAATGAGAATCTTGGCATGAGGGTACATTTTTCTTCGCTCAATGGGTGCAGCCAGAAGAATAACAGTTGCCATTGATGCACATCTGCCAACTACAGTGGCAGAGATTTCTTTTCCGGTAGCCCGTAACGCATCATATATGGCATAGCCTTCTGCCACATCTCCCCCGCATGAATGTAATTCGATATCTATACGTGGATCATCAACAGGAATCCAGGAAATAAAGTCCTGCACGTCACTGAATGACACTCCATCAACTCCGGTCAGATACCAGTTTTCCATCTTATCGGAATCAGCTACTATGTCTTTATTGATAAATAATTTCGCCATATCTCTTAATCGTTTGAAACAAAGGTAATGAACACGATATGGCTATAAGAATTTTTGAAAGGAATAGCACTGACACGCCTTGTCAGTCGATTTTCATAAAAAAAGGTGAGCCGCTGCCCACCTCAATTCATCACATGTCCACTTCCGTGGAAAACTTCTTCACAATTCTATATATTGTCCTCTCATCGACGTTGTATTCATCCGAGAGATACTGTAATATATAGGTTTTTTTATGCCCTTCGCTGGTCAAACGTTGATAGTCATTATAGAGTTCAAGATATCTCACGTCTGACGGTTGTACTGGGAGTGTCTGCAACTGCTCCATCACTCCCTTGTGTGTCTTCAGAAACTCGTATGCGTTCATAAATTACCATTACTCTCTAAAAATTTAACTTTATTAGCAACCGAGGTAAATTCCTCTACCGAGACTTGTGGAGCTGGAGCCATTAACATACCTTTGGCAACTGCTCTGGCAAGCATATCCTCACCGATAGACTGGTTAGACGATTGCGCTACATTAATAGGAACACCTCCCCCCATCTGATTGAAGGAAGAAAGTATTGGTGCGAACATTGAGGTGGCTCTGGCCGTCATCACCGACTCCCCATTACTCAACTGGGCAGGTACACTGTCGCTGGTTCCTGTACCTGGTCCGGTGACTAAACCACCTGTTGCAAATTTAGCACTTTTTACGGTATTTATTGCTGTTGCAATATTAGCTAATATAGTTCCTACTGTTGTAGCTATAGCAGCTATATTAGCAGGGAAAGGAACAGACTGCGCTTGTGCTATACCCGCTGCCAAAGCCTTTCCGGTATTTATTGCTATTTCCGCCAATGCTAATGTCTTGGATAAGATAGCAAAGGCTTTGTTATTCTCTCCTAACGCTTCGAAAGCAGAAGCCAATCCACCTGTAACTGATTCGATAGCCTCTAACTTCGTCTGCTCAATTTCTACCTCCTTATCTGCAATCGCTTTCTTCGCATCAATATATTCCTGATTAGCCTGAAGCTTACGGTTGAGGAACTCCTGTTCACTCTCTCCTTCCTGCTGCTGTATGCTATTCAACAATTCGAGTTTTTGTTCAGCTTGTTGTTGCAAGATATCCAGCTCACTCGCACCCGACTGTTGCATTTGCATTATTTCATTTTCCATTCTCAGTCTGATGGCCTCCTGCTGTTTCTCTGAAAGATCCTTCTCGTGCTGCGTCACCAGGTCATCCATCTGCTTGTTGTACTTGTCAGTTATGGCCTGCTTCATCTGCTCGGTCAGTTCCTTGTCAGCCAACTCTGAATCACGTTGAGAGGCAAGCTGCTGCATCTTTAACTGATACTCCTGCTCACTTCCTTCCTTTACGGCTTCAAGCTGCAAGGATATAAGCTTTGTACGATTCTCTACCTCCTTCTGTAACTCTTCATCAGACAATTTCTGCAGTTCAAGGTTTTTCTGTTCTTCCAGAGCCTTTATCTGTGTATTGATAGCCTGACGTGCTTTCGCTGTCAGATTCTCTTCCTCTTTCAAAGAAATCTGAAGGTCTTCTATCTGTCTGGAATAATTGAGCTCTATTTCCTTTCGTGCCTGTTCCCTCTTATCCTTTACCAATGCCAGCATGGCATCTTCAGCCGCTCTTACTGCCTCCAGTTCTGTCTGCTTCGCTTCCTTAGCCTTGTCAGCACCTTCCTGACGTATCGAATTCAAAGTGTTTTGCTGCTCAGTCTGACGTCCATAACTGTCCTCCATCAATTCCTGCAATTCATTGAACTGATCCCTGAAATTTTTCAAATCTTCTATCGTACTCTCAGACAGCCCCAACTTACCGATAACTTCATCGGCTGTGATATCACCAGCCTTAATCTGTTCTATCAGCTTACGAACCTCACCATTCATTTCTTTAAATCCCAAAGTATTTGCCAATCTTGCTTCTGCAAGTTGTGTCTGCACATCCAGGTCTTTCTTTTCAATCTCGGCAGCTCTTTCGGCAGCTTTAATACGTTCCTGAGTGGAAAGAGTCTGGTCATCAGCAGCCTTTTTCAATTTCTCTATTTCCGCACGGTTGGCTGCGCGAGACATCGAGAGCATCACTTCACGTTTGTCAATTTCATTCAAAATATCTGCAAGATCCCAAGCCAGTTTGGTTTCTTCTACTATCTCCTTACCTATTCCAGAGAATACAGCCTTTGCATCTTCTCCTGCCTGCTTGAAATTTCCGGTAAACAGATTCACCAACGCACTACCTAACTTTGATGCACGGTCTATTATCACATCGATTGTTGCTCCCAAAGCAGCCATTATCTTGTTAGCCGCTTCCACCCCTTTCTGTGTTTTCGTGAACCATGCCACAAGCGATCCAAGAGCAACGACCAAAGCACCTATACCAGTACCAATCAATGCAACCTTTAGCAATTTCAATACTTTAATCCAGCCAGTAGTAGATGCAGACACAGCAACCATTTCTGTTTTCATCCCCGCTAAATAGTTCTTCAACCCTCCTAAAGAAGTTACCATTTGATTAATTTGCTGGACAAAAGGTATATTCGCATTTGCGGCATCGATAATTGCTTCCTTGTAATTACCTACGTTACGGTAATAGCGCTGTGTCTCTTCCTCGGCGCCCTTCAAAGAGTCCGTAACCTCATTTATCTTATTTTTCAGTTCCTCACCTTTGGCTCCCTTTCTTTCCGCTTCAGATAATGCGTCATACTCCGATGTCAGATTGGAAAGCTCAGCCCTAAGAGACCTCAGACTACCTTCCTGCTCTTTCTCCTGCTTGATCTGGTTCTGCATGGTCTTTGTAATAATTCGTATCGAATCGTTGCAGTCAGCTATATAGGCTTTCGATGCAGCCATTTCTTCATTATACTGCTGACGTGATATTTCACCATCCTTCAATTGTTTTTTCAATTTAGATTCAGCCTCACGAGCAGCATCAATCTTTGTCTGGTATTCAGCGATAGCTTTAATCGCCTCACTATAATTTACCTTGATATCAAGGATCTTTTCTTGTTTGTCTGCCATAGTAGTTTAAAGTTGAAAAAGTTCACATTCACAAATACCCGTTTTCTCTGCCTTGATTGAGATAATTGCATAATACTTTCCGTACTGCGCCAAATATATCGGGACCGACATATCCAAATCTCTAAGCTCATACTCCCTGATTTCTATCAGTTCAGTAATTACTTTCGGCTCCCTTATCACATCCTGATACACCTTGTATCTGTCATTGATGATACTTTGCCAATCAAGTCCTGTAAATACCCCATCATTTTTTTGTGTTCGTATGAGAAGCCGTGGAGTAACACTATCATCATATTCCAACACATTATCTGAATCATACGAATACAATGGTATATAGGCACATCCATAATAATCTGTTTTATCTGAAGTTTCCGAACCAGCAAACGGTAAAGTAATGACCTCAGCCTCTTCATCCAGAGTGGCATCATCCACATATATTACCCCGTCATATACACCATCTTCATCATCTTTCCACTTGTAAATGTTCTTTTGGGCAAAACCATCCACACTGAAGACAAGTGATTTCGGACGATTATCCCGATATGAAGCGACCACCCTCTTGGTCCAGTTCAAGGCTTTAGCCTTGTTAGATATTATATCATCAATCTTTACGAACTTGATACCTGAAGAGAAAGGGACTGCAAAGCACCCGCATATAGCAGATATTGCCTTGATAAAATCTATCTGTTTCATGTCAGGCAGATTGGGGACCAAATAATATCTTGTATTTCTATATTTATCAGAAGAATCTTCTACAACGACTTGTGATATTCGTGGGGTTATAGTAATACTACCCATAAAATCAGATGCTCCTAATGCCGAGCTGATTCCTTGTAAGGTGACGCTAATCTTTCCCGATATATTCCCTGCGACTGTCGTTTCATCTGTATCATTATCAAAATCAAATATAACCCTCGAACGGCCATCACTATCAGCTCTAATTTCAGAAGGATATATGGTAAGCAATGCCACATTATTTACATCCCTTACTTCAATCCTCATAGTATCAGAAATATACGAAGATGACATAGTAAAGGAAATCGAACCATATAGATTTAGAATAATCTTCTTAAAATTCACTATTAGTCCCATTGTATAATTTCCGCCTTGACTTCCCGTGCCTCCAATTGTATACAAGTAATAATTCGTTATACTATTAGATTCGAATCCTAAATTATAGCCACCATCCGGAATGCTAATTAAGGTTACAGGGGTAAGCTGTATAGCACAGCTTTCTGAATTTTTTGAAGAATCATTCCTTGTCAGCAAAGGGATAATCAATACTTCAAGACAATCAGACATTTCTTCAGGAAAATCAAACACTACTCCACTATCACGGCTAATCTTGTCAAATATCCACTTAGCGGTAATGGCCGGATGATACCATACTTCCTTTTCTGTATCACTATATCCATATTCAACACGTGGAAACATTTCGGACGGTGAATCCTCGCGCCTCCAGATCACATAATCCTCTCCTTCTACATCACCATAAGATAAGTCTTGCAGTTTTTTATCATCATTTACAATATCAGCAAATGCTGATACGTTTCCCCATGCCATTGCGATATCAATAGTATCTGTTATCTCCATCAGCGTGACATTTGCATCCGATACAATTTCAACTCCATTCCGAAGATATCTTCCCTTATGGTTGATCCGAGGGTATCTGGTCATATACGACGGGATATGCGCATCATCTATGACCACGCAATTCCTGACAGTCAAAGGCAACTTTATCGAGTATGTATTATTGCTAACAATCTTGCTCACGTCGGTAAATATGTTGCTTTTATAGTTCAGTGTGATATTGGTATTGTCATCAATATCCACAACCTTATTGTCAATATATAGTTGGTCTTTCATAGGCTTTGTAAACTAAGTTCAGGCAATATTATCGTGCATATAAAATCCTGCAATACGCTCCGCTCTTTTGTAAAGTTCTCTACAGAAACATTAACCCCCTTCCATTGAGGTTTCCCGTCCTGATATCCTGAGAACATATCCACTACCGGAGACGTTGCCAGTTCGAATAGAAAATCATACGTATCGCTGTCTACTAACGGAGCACATACCGGAAGAGTATCATTTTCCGTTTTTCTTTGCTTACGGCCAGTACCCCCATGATATCCGTTCACATAGCTATAATCCTGCATATTATTCCGAAGGAACTCACCATCATTGGTGATCTGTCTAACTTCATCACCAGGAACAAACAACCAATAACAATACATGCCATGCCTATTAATCCAACGCAGATATACACCGCTCTGGCAGTCGTCTACCTCACAGTCTATACGTGTAGCCGTATTGGTAAGCCCTTTAAATGTCAAATCGAATGTATGGTCAAATACGGAAGCATAGGAACTACTTCCCGGCAAATAGAAAGACACCGTATTCTGAGCATCAATACCAGTAAGCATCAGGTTCCATACGTTCTGCCCTGACAAACTTATAGGTGATTGAGATTGACCGTCCACCGTAACCTCCACACTGCCAGAAGCACCGGAGTACAACCCTACGGAAAAAGGGAAATTCTTGAACCATGTCAGTTTTCTATTACCATTGTAGCGTTCACCAACTCTCATCGCTCCCCACATGACAAACATATCGAATCCGAAGCTATTATCCGGCACATCAATACTAACCGAAAATTTTCGTCCCAGCTTACTGTCTGTAGCACCGGACAATGAATAATCAACATCATTTTCACCTGCATCAAAGAACCCTTGAACATAAGATGATATATCGAAAAACACGGACTTTTCAAACATCTCCCGGTTTTCCTGCCGTGTTGATCCGGTCTGTACATCTTCTATGGTAACGGTCACTGACTCGTAATTCTTACCATAAAGATTGATTATTATAGGGTTAAAAGCAAACGCAATCAAATCGGGATATTCCACCGTTGCCCCATCAAAACTACTTGTTCTCATTGTCTACACTGAAATTAAGGTTAATATGTTTCACTTCTGTATCGAATATTCCAACAACACGATTCATAATTTCCCTGATCGTATTCTCCATATCCGTAGAATAGACATCAATCTTACCGGATCGATATAGTGATGTTCCCTCATTGGCAATCTTCCTTGCTACCAGATAAGCGAATGATTTAGGATGTTCTACCGTAATTCCTTTATCTTCCATCCATTTCAAAATAATAGCAGCAAATCCCTTTGGCACCTTGCCTGGCTTTCTTCCGGTTTCCAGAACCCCAAATGCCTGACGTCCCCACAGGATTCCACCGTCCTCAGTTAATTCCACTTTCAAGCTATCCCGTGTCCGTCCGCTGGCAACCTGACCGGCAGCTTCATGGTTAGCGATAATGCGCTTTCGCAACTCTTCCAAGCTGTCGCCTACGATATTTATAATATTATCCTTTATTCCTTCCATATACGATATCCTTCACACTTCTACCAGGGCATAACACAATCCCGGAAATCTCCTTCAATTGAATAGAGATAGTTATCCCAGTTACATTCACATTCAGTTTGTCATAAAAAACCGAGTAAGGAACCAAACCTGATATCGGTTCAAACAATCCGGATTGATTAAGCAAGAGAATAAACTCTTTAGCCATATTCTTGCATTTCTCTACTATTGCATCATTATCCGTCCCGTCAAAATCAAAACTGGTCTTATCCATAAACGCCAGCATACAGTTCGGATAATCCTTCAACTGGTTAGGTCCAAGCTGGAAATTACCGCTGACAGGAAGCACGTTAAGCACTGCTGGCAAAGGCAATTTGTCAAGACGCACATTAGCCATCTGCCAGTTATCGAAGATGTAGGTAACCCCTTGCATCTTGTCTACTACACTTTTAATCTTCTGTTCTACTGTCATTTTTTATTCTTGTTTAAAATATTCCTTAATCTCCGTTCAAATCTAATCCGTTCCGCATCCATATCCAGACACTTGTATACTCGTACCCATGGTACACGTTCTACCGCCTCATGGTCTGTTATTCCCATACGCTGTGCATAATAATCCAGCAGACCGAACAGCCCAAAGTTCAATCTATCAGAGCCAGCTTGCTTTTCCTCAGCAGAAGGTGGTACCGAAGTGGAAGCGAACAACTTATTGATCCGCTTTACCTCTCTGGCCACCCAAAAACAGAACCCAATCACTTCGGATGCTTCAGCTCTCATCACCTCACGTTCCGACATTCCCAACAGCACACGACAAGGCACCATTATAGTTTCCATATCTGTACTGATAGATTGCAGCTGCATAAGCTCACCCATGCTTATGTCATTCAGCGTATCAGGTGTCCTGACCTTTCCGACCTTCCACGGCTTCCGTAGCTTCTCCATCTCTCCCTCGATTCCGCGTGAAAGATTACCAATTATCAATAATTCTCTTACTGTCATGTTCTTCCAATTTTAGCTTTCGGTCTGTGAATAATAGGCTTTATCCTGAAAAACATAGCCATAATCAACATATCAAGATAATCAGGAGAATGACCAAGTATCTCCTTCATCTTCTCCTTGCTTATGATTCCCTTCTTACGTGTGTCTGCGTCGATATGGTCCTGCTTCAACACACCAAGCTCTTCGATTATCCGTTCTTTCTGTGCTTCCGTACAGACAATACGAATCAAACGGGAGTTTATCATCTCGGCCAGCTTGAAGCTACATTCCGACTTCAGGTTGTCAAACTCAGGATTGATAGGTCGAGTGCCACCATGAAATTCCTTGATACCGTTCAGATAGCTTTCAAGATAGCTTCCCAAGCCGTCAGAATCGGCTATCATCTTACTACGAGGAATGGAACATTCTATCATCATACGCTTCAAATCTGCCTCAATGGATTTTCCGGTACTGTACTCCTGATCAAGCTTGATGTAGCAGACATTTCCTTTCCAGTGACCTGCGACAAAGCGGTCACGCCCTTTCATTGCAAGGTCAGCAGAACCGGAAGAATCACCTGCAGGTTTGACAAACTCGTTTGTGAACAAATCGCAGATAGCATCATAATCGCATAAGGCTGCCGGATCGTTGTCATACTCCCAGTTACCGAAGTACAGACGTTCCTTTGTGACTCTGTCCTTCGTGTTCCGAAGACTTTCGATGTAGTCATCTGTGGCCCATGGGTTATCCTGCACCAGAGCCTGGATGAAGGCATACGGTTCCTTGAGCTTACCTTCTTTCCACGGCTTGTAGAAATCTCGGTACAGCCAGTTCTTCTTTGGGTTGCAGGTGATAAGTATCTTCCCTGGTATACCATATACATCATTCATGTGACGCCCGATACGGGTTTTCAGAACCTCAAAGGCAAGATAATGTACCTCACCAGCTTCCTCTATCCATCCGCCTGTATATTCCTTTGATCCCAGACGTTCATACATCGGGTCCTTTACCGGATAATAGGTCAGGTCTATGTAGACTATCTCACTTCCGTTGTCGAATGCTATCCCTTCATTGGTCGTCCTATAAGCCGTGAAACCATGGGACTTCGCTACCTTGTTGAAAGTAACGGTTACGGACTCCCGGCTGTCCTTCAGGTTGTTTCGTCCGACAAACCAGCGTGTACCAGGAAGGTAATAAGCACATTGCATCAGCCACTCACAACCCAACCACGACTTTCCACCACCTCCAGCTCCACCATACAACAGGAACTTCGTCTTGTCATCCCTAAGGTAGTTATACGCCAACCTCTGCTTTATGTTCACATTCTGTCCCATATCATTTCAGCCTATCCGCCTCCGGAGTATAGGGAAGGAAGTCGAAACCCTTGAACGGCTTACCTTGTGTCGTATGGTCCACCTCCTGCTTGTCTGCCAACCCAAGCGTACGAGCAATGATATTCGCATTGAACGCACCAACACATGCCCCCTCGAACTGCTGAGTCTTGATAGTTTCCTCCACACGCGCGATGACTTGAAGAAAATCTTCGTCCCCTTTGTTAATACAATCCTCCCGGAAATTGCTCCACCACCTTGTCGAGGCTCCAAGATACACGCATAGTCCCATGAGAGAGTACGGCCGAGAAGTAGGAGTAACCTCCTGCTGGGTGTGCTGCTGATTCTCTGTTACAATCTCCTTACCTTTTGCGATCCTTACAGGTACAGTCTTCTGTATGGCCTTCCTCGTTGTCCAGGGATTCTCATCGCACCACTGGAAATACTCGCACGCCGCCTCCCACAGAAGTTCAGGCGTGGCAAAGAGCTTGTCCCTGCCATGCTTGCTTCTTAACATCCAGAATTTATTTCCTTTCGGTGCAGCCATAATCACAATTTTTCAAAAACGGGTAATATCTCCTTATCCAAATCCCATCTTCTGTTGTTGGGAAGTGGAAGGCTAAATTCATATTTGAGTGCTTCCATATATTCCTTGCGAGATGCCTTTCTTTCGTTCAATACGGAAACCTGAAAAGACGATCCACGCAACTCTCTGCTTTTGTCAACTTCAATTCCTTTTTCATATATTTTGAAATCCGATCCGATGAACTCTTCCGTAAGACGGCATACGTCCGCCGTGGAATGATAATGCTGAAAGTACCATTCGCCGAAACGGAAATTGGCCGTGAAATTATTTGCGTCCAGAAATAAGGCTTTCGAACGATAGTCGTGTGTTTCTTTTCTCTCAGAAGCTTTCTGTGCAAACAGCAAAGGGATGCCAGACCAAAATATCATGCCTTCCGGCTTACAGAGTGCAGAAAGGGAAAGAAGGACATTCCTTTCGTCTTCCAGAGAGTTTACGGAGTTCAGTACGCTGTCACACACAACCACATCGTACAAGCCGTACTCAGAAAGTGTCCTGCATACGTTCGCACAATCCTGACGTATCTCCTTCTCATCTATCACGTCTGCTCCGTCCTTACGGTGAAAGAACTCAATCGCATCAATACAATATCCGTCCTTCTTTAGCCTGGAAGCATAGTCCTTTTGACCTGCTCCGAAATCAAGCACACGCATCTCCTTCGTAATGAACGGAAGTACCAGACGCTCGTACAGTGTAGAATGGCTCCTGCTGCTCGGGACACCGTTTTTCTCTCTAAGACGTGCTTTTTGGGCAAACGACTGGATATAAGTCTTACGCTCCAAATGGGAATATTCAAACACTCCGTATTCCTTTGAGAAATATTTCAAGGCGAGTTTTTCCTTATCTTCCGGAAGCACATAGACAAGAAGGTCCATCCCCATGAGCTTCACCGCCTTGGCGTATACGGTGGAGATGATGACCTTTCCTTTATGATCGCACACGGCATTCGCAAACTGGCCATAACGCAGGATCATCTTTGTAAGGTCTACCACACGCGAGTTGTTCCCTCCCTTCGTGATCATGGTAATATCCTTGTTGGGAACCATAAAGAAACCTTCCGTTCCATCAGGGACAGATACACGGATATCCGGCTGAATCTCCGATACCTCACACTCTGCATAGTTATGAAGCTGGTTAAAGCGTACTTCATCCGTTGAGTTCACGCCTTCCAGAACAAAGGCCGGAACATGAGTATATCCAAGCAGCTTCATGGTCTTTGTACGCTGGTGACCTGCCATGATTCGTTTGTCTGACCGACGAATGATGATAGGCTTGATGATACCAAGCTCAGTTATAGACTTCTTCAAGTTCTCCTGAGCTTCCGGAGTAAGCAACCTCGGGTTATACTCTGCCGGATTCAACGATTCTATGTCAATGTATTCCATCATAAGCCCAGCAAATTGTTTACAAAACCAATCATTACCCCATTCTCATCAAGATATTCGGCTGCACGCTGCTTCAACCCTTCAAGCTCCACATCGGTTATCGGTATCTTATATCCTTCAAATGCCAGGTACTTGATATGTGCTCCCGCTTCGTAGTTCTCATTTCGAAGTACGTTTCGAGTATCTTCTACCCCTTCAGAGAAATCGTCCAATTCAGGAAAGCTTATACCCTCCAATCCCCATTCCATAAGCTCCTTACAATCCCATTCGAACAAGCGTGCCATATCCCATTCCCCATTGTTTACATTATCACGGATAATGATTTCCCGCTCACGTTCTTCTGTCAGGTTCGGGATTAGCACTGTCGGCACTTCCTTGATTCCAAGCTGAACACATGCGTCATAGCGTTGGTTCCCGGCAATAATGACAAGCTCCCCTGTACGATCCGACAAGATTATTGGCCGGGCTTCGAAATAGTCCGGATTTCTCTGTATGGATTCCTTCAGCTTTTGAAGCTGTTTTTCGGTTATGCTACGAGGATTATTCTCCAGCTTTTTCAATGTTTCTGTTTGTCTGTAAATCACTTCCATATCTCCTAATATTTGCGTTACAGAACAAATTTACCCGATAACCGCCACAAAGCTGTTACCGGGTATTCACAAAGCACTGACAGCCCTTGTCAGTAAGATTTTGAATTAAGTAGTTTTATTCGTATTTTTGAAATTTGAAACATTTGAACAAAATAAGACATGAAAATATGTATTAAAAACGAATCTCAAAGATTCTTACAATTTTTACAAGAAGAGAACAATAATAATATTATTTTCTCTGGGATATATGGGATTGGAAAGTCATATTTCATAAATGATTTTTTCAATAACCAACATTCCGAAGAATACATACCAATAATTCTCACACCTGTGAATTATTCTGTAGCAAATAACGAAGATATATTTGAATACATCAAAGCAGACATTCTATTGCAGTTACTAGAAAAGGTTCCATGTGACCTGAAAAATTGCCTAATATCTACTTCTGAAGCAACCTACTATTATATCAAACGAAATTTAGTTTCTATCATTGGAAATATTTTATCAACAGCTGAAAAGGTAGGTTTTAAAACCGACATAATACATCAACTTCTTGACTTAAAGAAAAACATAAAAAAATTCCAAGAAGAAAACTCTTTATCAGAAGATAAAGAAATTAAATCATTTATGAATCAATTATCATACAAACAAGGTTCAATTTATGAAAGTAATATCATTACACAAATTATACAAACATTAATTTCAAATGCAAAAAAAGGAAAAGAGCCAAAAGAAGCTATCTTAGTCATAGATGATTTGGACCGTATAGATCCCGAACATATATTTAGAATACTCAATATACTTTCAGCACATAATGACTTTTGCTATACACATGAACACAAGTTTAAATTTGATAAAACCATATTGATCTGCGATATTGATAATATCAAAAAAATATTTCATACTAAATACGGAACAGATGTAGATTTCAACGGGTATATAGATAAATTCTACAGCAAAGAAATATACTATTTCCAAAATGAGAACAATATAATCGAAGCCATAACACAGCAAATATACACAAGAGCTGATTACTATTCCGATGAATTACTAAGTGATGGAATAGGAAATCAGATTCTAAGATTTATTCTATCAGCGCTAATAAGAAGTAAATCTATAAATATCAGGAACTTACTAAGATTTAATATGGTTTTTAATCTTAATGAAAACGTATATGCATGTCATAGAAAGTTTTTAATAGGTGAGATTCTATCTATAACTATATTCGAAATTATAGAAAAGCTATTTATAAATAGAGAAGAAGCCCTTAAAGCAATGAATACACTTTCAAATTATGAAATAAATATACATTCAGTAAATTTTGACTCAAAACATTTTTTAAGCTTGTTCATTGCTATGGCTGATTTTACCCACAACCGATTTGCAATAACCACAAATAATATTGCACATTCTTACAGAAATATATCATATACTATACACGAAAATAATGGTACAGCTTATCTGACCTCAAAAGACATTACCGGAGTTAATATCTACAAAGTTATTGTAGACGCGTATAATAACTATTATAAGTATTTCAGCAAAATAAGATAATCGGTGGAAACTGATAAATAGTAAGAACTTCATTTTTAAAGGTTCTTACTATATTTTATATTCCCAAAGCCCCAATCTTCCTTTAACACCTTCAATCGGCTTATCAAACAGTACCGCATCCCTCAGCACCCAATTCCAGCAACCTTTCTCTGCCCAGACGGATGGATGGTTCTGTACGCAGTCAGCTATTACCACGCTGCCGATGATGGCTCCCTTAGGGAACTTATCATATACGCAGTTGAAATATACGGACCTGTCTTTCCGAAGTTCATCATCCTGATTATAGCTCCATGTACGGACTCCTTTACAGGAAGATGCATGTATCAGCACTCTTTGGCCGATATACTTCTGAGGGCACTTCCATGTCCTGTTCTCGATGTCTTTGATACCGTGAGCGATTAAGCTCGCCCACGGCTGTTTGATGGATATTGCTTTCATAATTTAAAAATATTGTTTATATTTGCACCACTGTCAGTGAGAGGCGGCAATCAATGTCGTGCGACAGATGCAGCTATGCTGCTTCGCCATGTACGTGAGTCATGGTGTTCTCCTTTGTAGTTTAAGTGGTCAGAACATCTCCACAGAGAAGGTGAGGGTTCGAATCCCTCCATTGAATATTCGTAAAGTCAATATATAAAAGCAGGCTGATAATCAGACCTGCTTTCTTTTTTAATCTTCCAATAAACCCAATATCCGACAGAGTGCACCTTCAAGTACAGATACCCTGTCCTCCATGTCATTTCTGTAATCTTCATATTCGCCATCTTGATACAGCGTCTCACACCCTTCATGTTTTGATGTTGAATATTCCAATGAGGTGTGACATATATCTGCGACATCACCAAGAAATTCATTTACAGGCTTATCACCTAACATGGTTTCTACTGTTGTCTCTATTTTTACTTTTACTCTTTTCATTTCTTGTCTTTTTTATAATATTCAACAATAGTGTTATTCAATGCTTCAATGATTCCGAATGTAAGCATGGCGGGCATTTCGTTGGTGTTCATCTTCTTGATAAAAACCTGGCCGTTTTTATATTCCAGCACAGCTTCAAGTTCGATAATCTTACCTTCCTCATTCATTGTTTTTTCTCCTTTCCACCTATCCCAGCAGCCACCACATGACCGCCAGGAACAGGTAATACAATTTCGTTTTACTCATTTCCATTCATTTTCTTATCC